AGGAATCTTACCATTATTTCCAAATATAAAACATATTCCATTAATCGGTGAACACGTTGCTGTGATAGAGTTTAATGAGCAACATTATTACACTGGTGTTATAAATAGAAAAAATTCAATCAATGAAAATTCTATACCTGGTATTGCAACCGCCGCAGATGGTAGAAAGTTAAAGAGAGGGGTAAAATTTGGTAAAACTTTTACCCGTGGAGACATTAGACCTCCTGATTTGAATGAAGGTGAAATAGTTTATAGTGGTAGATTTGGTCAATCAATTAAATTTGGCTGTAATCCAGAAAATAATAAACCTATTATTAAAATATCATGTGGTCAACCAGAATTAAACGAAGAGCAAAAGAATGAGGGGTATGGTACACCATTAAAACAAAACATAGAATTTGATGGTTCATCTATTTATTTAGTAGATAGTGGATTACCATATGATGCTACAACTAACATAGAAACATTTGATGGAGTACAGATTAATGACGAGTCTCCGAAAATATTGATAAAATCTGGTCAAATATATATGAGTGTGAAAGGTGCACTGCCGTTGATTAGAATCAATGTTCCAGCTGGTCAACTAAATATTGATGCATATAATTTTTATACAGAAAATGAAATAATTAAAATAGGTGGTAGGGCTGGTAATGTTAATTTACAACCAGTAGTTAAAGGAGATGATTTGAAAACATTTTTAACTGAACTTGTTGATGAGATGTTATCAGATATAACTTTAAATTATGAAACTGCAGCAGCAGCAGCTGTACCACCAGTGATGGCACCAACAATCCCTATTTTTAAAAGTGGTATGACACTTTTAAAAACAAAACTAAAAACAAAAATAAAAACCGCTAAAATTTTAAGTGAGTATGTACAAGCAACATAGGAGTAATCATGAATAAAAAGCAATTTATGAAAATAATAAAAGAAGTAGTTCGTAGGGAAGTACAAAAAGAAGTAAAAAAGATATTTATAAAAGAAGAAACTTCTCCACAATTAACTGATATTATTCGAGAGGTTTCAGAGCCGAAAGAAGAAATTCAATATACTAAAAATAAAAGTTTAAACGATGTTTTAAACGAAACTGTTGGACTTAGTAAATCTAAAAAAGAATCTGCAGAATATCCAACATTAGGTGGTGGAGCTTTTGATACTTCAAAAATGTCTGAAATACTAGGGTATGGTAAATCGGATGAAATGAAAAGAGATATGGTAGCAGTTGATACGCTACAAAAAGCTGGCAGGTCAGTTGGTGACGTTCCAGAATACGTAACAGATGCATTAACAAGAGATTATAGTGGTTTAATGAAAGTGTTAGATAAGAAAAAGGGAGGGTGATAAATGTCAAGTGCACGAGAAACTGATTTAAATCCAAGAACATATATTGGGTTGTCCTTTCCATTAAAAGCAGATAATAATAATGATTTTGCTTTAACTAAAAATTCGTTAGAACAAGCTGCACATAATTTAAAAAATCTATTATTAACTTATCCAGGTGAAAGAATTGCTCAACCTGAATTTGGTAGTAAATTGAGAGCTCTATGTTTTGAACCAGATGATAACAACTTACCTGGAAAATTAGAACAAGAAGTTGTGAGAGCGGTAAAACAATGGCTACCGTACATAAACATATTATCAGTAGATACCTTAACTGATGCTGCAGATTTAAATAAAGTATTTGTAACAATATCATATAATACTATTCTCAATGCTGATACCTTACGATCAATAACATTAGATGCAGGCTATACAGCTACAACTTATTAATAGGAATTAAGATGGCACGTACAAGTGTAAAAAAAGATGTAGTAAAAACAATAAATTACCTTAATAAAGATTTCAACGATTTTAGAGGTAATTTAATTGAATTTGCTAAACAATATTTTCCAAACACATATAATGATTTTAATGAAGCATCACCTGGTATGATGTTTATCGAAATGGCGGCCTATGTTGGTGATGTTCTTTCTTATTACATTGATTCACAATTTAAAGAATCTTTATTAGCATATGCTGAAGAAAAACAAAATGTTTATAACATAGCTCAATCTTTTGGTTATAAACCAAGAACTACTTCAGCAGCTGATGTTGTTTTGGATGTATTCCAAACTGTACCTGCACTAAACGATAATGCTGATTATAGATATGCACTTAATATAACTGCTGGAACTACTATAAACGCAGCATCCAATGGAACTGTTTTTCGTACTTTAGAAGATTGTAATTTTAAATCTTCCGATTTATCTAATCAGATAGAAGAATCTATATTTGAAACTGATAGTGGTGCTCCAACTAAATTTTTATTAAAGAAACAAGTTAAAGCACAAAGTGGAACAATAGTAACAGAGTATTTTAGTTTTAGTTCTGCGGAAAAGTATTCGCAAATAAAATTATCAAATGAGGATGTTATAGAAATAATATCATGCACAGATAGTGATGGGAATACGTGGTATGAAGTAGATTCTTTAGCAAGAGATACAATTTTTGAAGATATGGAAAATAATATAGATAATGATCCTGTTTCTGCAATAGATGGTCAGACCGCACCTTATATTTTAAAATTAAAAAAGACATCTCGTAGATTTACAACTTATATAAATGAAAATGATAAAGTAGTTTTGAGATTTGGTGCTGGGATATCTGACAACCCGGACGAAGAAATTATACCAAATCCAACTAGTGTTGGTTCTAATTTACCAGGTAGTCCAACTTATCTAACCACCGCATTTGATCCAAGTAATTTTCTTAAAACAAGAACATTTGGTTTAGCACCATCTAATACAACTCTTAGTATACAGTATGCGTATGGTGGTGGTTTAGATGATAATGTGAATTCTGGGGATATTACTGATATAACGAATATTGGTTATGAAATAAATGATGCTATATTATCATCAACATTAGTTCAAGAATCAAAAGACTCTGTTGCTTTTTCAAATCCAACACCCGCCAGAGGTGGTACAGCTGGACAGACCGTTAGAGAGGTTAGAGAGAGTGCTTTAGCACATTTTCAAGCACAACAAAGAGTGGTTACAAAAGAAGATTATATTGTTAGAGCTTATTCATTACCAGCAAAATATGGAGCTCTTTCTAAAGTACATTTTGTACAAGATGACCAATTAAATAAATCATCTGTAACTGAGGATTTGGAAAGAACGATAACTGAAACTGATATAGGTTCTACTATTTTATCTTTACAAACTGGAAGAATACCAAATCCACTTGCTATGAATATGTATACACTTGGTTATGATTCTAGTAAAAAACTAACCACGTTAAGTGATACCGTAAAAAATAATTTAAAAACATATATATCTCAATTTAGAATGGTTACTGATGCGGTCAATATAAAAGACGCATATATTATTAATATAGGAATAGATTTTGGAATATTGACAAAAGTTGGATTTAATAAACAAGATGTACTTTTAAGATGTGTTACAGTAGTAAAGGATTTCTTTGATATTGATAGATGGCAGATTGGTCAACCAGTAGTTTTATCTGATATAGCTTATGAGTTATCTTTGGTTAATGGTGTTGCTACAGTCGTTCCACCAGCAAATAATAATCCAAATAATTTACCAATAGTGGTTACTAACAAATATAGTGTAGCAGATGGTTATTCAGGAAATTTTTATGACATAACCAGTGCTTTACGAGAGGGTGTCTTGTATCCATCATTAGATCCAAGTATTTTTGAAATCAAATATCCTAATGCTGATATAAGAGGTAAAGTACTTGGTGACAATTTAGGTGTGGGGGTATAGATAAATGCATTATTTTACATTCGGTGAAAAAGATTCTACCATATATCAAGTTAGTGGTAGTATGAATAGTGGTTTAGATGAGATATTAGAAATCAGAAAAGATGTTAGTGATACTGGTGATGTAGTAAATGTATCTCGGATATTAGTACAATTTGATTTGAGTACTATATCACAATCTATACACAATGATATTATAACCAACCCTAAATTCTTTTTAAATTTATATGATGCAAAACCAACATCCTTAGCAACTTCTCAGAGTTTATATGCTTATCCAGTTAGTCAATCTTGGACTATGGGTGATGCTCGGTCTTATGATGATCCAGTTGTTGAAGAAGGAAGTAGTTGGTATTACAAAGATGGTTCAACTGATGGTACATTATGGGGGCCTGTGTATTCTGGTTCGAATACAGTAAGTGCTTCTGGTGGTTCTTGGGTTAGTGGAAGTGGATATGAAGGTGAACTTAAATTTACTCACAAAAGTAGTGACTTTAGAATGGATGTAACAGATATTGTAAATAAGTGGTTAGATGCAGAAGATACGTTGACCAATTATGGATTTATGGTAAAGAGAGATGGTACTGTTGGGAATACTATTACTGCATCCAATGATGAAGGTAGTACAGATAAGTTAGGTAACTTTTCATTCTTTTCATCAGACACACATACTAAATATCCACCCACATTAGAAACTGTATGGTACGATTCTAAATGGGATACTGGTTCACTAGATCCACTTACATCAACTAATTTAGAAGATATGATTATTTATATGAAAGGACTAAGGCCTGAATATAAGGAAAATTCAAAAGTAAAATTTAGAGTTGTTGGAAAAGAGAGGTTTCCATCAACAACATACTCTACAACACCAGCAGGTTTAACTATAAAATATTTACCAAGTGGTTCATCTTTTTATTCGATAAAGGATGCTGAAACTAATGATGTGATTGTAGGATATTCAACATCTTCACTTATAAGTTGTGATAGTAGTGGTAATTATTTTAATTTAGATTTAGAGGGATATCAACCAGAAAGATATTATACATTAGAATACAGAATACAAAG